TGGCGATGATCTTGCAGAACTCATGCTCGATCCAAAGGGACTTCGGGGAAGGCTCCTTCTTCTTGATGCGGGCGTAGAACTGGGCAGTGACTTCAACGTCCTGCTCGCAGTAAGTCTGCATTTCAGGCGACCAGTAGCGCCAGTCGGAGGTCTCACCGAAGTCACCCTTCAGCACCCCGAGGCGGTAGCCCCAGGCCTTCAGGGAGTGGGAGCCAACCAGCTTGCCGGGGTAGCCCTTGCGCACCTGCTTCAGATCGTGCTCGGCGATGTCAGACCAGATCAGGCGGGAGCAGACCAAGGTGTCGATGATCAAGCCTTTCGGCTGAAACCAAGGGAACACCTTCTGCAATGCCGGGATGTCGAACTTGATGATGTTGTGACCGATGATGACATCGGCGTCCATCAGGGCATGTAACGCTTCCTCGACGGACCAGTCGGTGATGATCGTGGGATCATCCGAGCTGTGCTCGTTCGAGGTCGCGGAGATCGTGAAGCCACTGCTGGGGTCACGCATGACCAACGAGTGGACCTCATCAAGAGTGTCCAGCAGCCCGTTGGTTTCGCAGTCGAAGATATAGGTTGAAGGCGCAGGCGCGTCGATTGTCGACCCGTCTGGCCAATGCCAAGTGAAGTCCATGTTGTCCTCTCGCCGGAGTAACTATTCACGGGTGGATTGTTTTGGTTAAAAGGGGGTGCTCTCGTCCTTGAAGTCAGAGCCGGTCTCGTCCCCAAACTCGATGCTGGTTTCGTAGAGCATGCCGGTTTCGCGCTCGTAGCCGAGGTAGATCACCTCGCCTGTGGCTTGGCCGGTGTAGCGATCCTTCAGTACACGGAAGGTTGTCACCGCACGGAGACGCTCGTCCTCGTGCTGCTGATCGCGTTCGAGACCGAACATATAGTGGCACCAGAAGCCGATGGCTCGGCTTCCCTTGAAGTGCCTGATCATGACGCGGCCACCCTCTTCGTGAGGTTTGCCTTCGGGGGTGGCGAGGTGCGAAACGAGGTGGATGATGATGCCCAGCTCCTTGGCCAGGGCAGCCATCTCGGCCATGATCTGCTCAAGGGCTTTACGTTCGTCATCCTCGGCAGCCGCAAGGGCTGTGAGGTGGTCGATGTAGAAGACCTTCACGTCCTCGCTGTGGGCAAGGTAGCGGATGGTTTCGCGGATAACGCTCCACTCGGTCGCACCAAAGCTGTCGTAGAAGAACAGCATGTCTTGATCGAGCTTATCGAGCGCTTCGTCCAGCTCAGCATCAGTCCATCCATCATCTGGGATATGGAACCGACGCTTGGCGAACTTGCCTGCCAACCGCTTTGCTGTCTCGGTCGGCATCTGTTCGAGGAAGAACACGCCCACCTTCTGTCCCAACTCGGTGACATCGAAGGTGATCTGCTGGGTGAGGAAGTCGGTCTTGCCGATACCGGTACCCGCGCCGAAGGCATAGACCTCGCCCCAACGGCGACCATAGGTAAGCTTGGTCAGGCGATCACAGAACCACCGAAGGCCCATCTCGATAGGCTGACGAGCGGCTTCCTTGATGTCCTTGAATGCGACCACGCCATCGGGCCGATAGACCTGAGCCTGCCAAATCGCCGTGATGATCTCGTCCCCCTTCCCTGCCATGAGCAGAGCGTTGGGGTCTTTGTCCGGTAGTCGGGCGATCTTGCACTTACCTGGGGGAAAGAGCGCAGCACACGCGGCTGCAGCTTCGCGCCCTGGCTCGTCCATATCGAACATCAGGACGACCTCCTCGAAGGTGGTGAGCCATTCGAGTGCTGCAGACAGGGCTTTCTTTGCCGACTGAGCGCCATTCTGGATGGACACGACAGGCCACTTGTTACCCTGCACTTGGCTGACCGACAGAGCGTCGATCTCGCCTTCGGTGATGACGACCTTGCGGCCACCACCACTCCAGAGGTTCTGTCCGAAGAGCAGCGCCGGCTTCATGTTGCCGGTGACCGTGAAGGTCTTGTCAGCGAAGCGTACCTTCTGCGCCGTGAGGTTTCCCTCGTCGTCGTAGTAAGGGGCAATGTGGACGAGCTGGTCCTTGAAATGACCGATCTGGTAGCCGAACTTGCGGCAGGTTTCTTCGGTAATGCCGCGCTTCAAAAGGGCACGGTATTCCCCGCCCGAGATAAGTTCTCGCGACATCTTTGATTTCCTTGGGGTTTGGGGAACGGAGCCATCTCCCGGCTCGTAGTAGTCACAGCCGAAGCAATGACCGTGGCCGTCCGAGTAGCGGCCAAGATTGTCCCTTGAGCCGCACGCGGGGCATGGCTCCTTACGAACGAAGGAGCTTTCTGACATTGGGGGTTAGAGCCGCTCCGACTTATCGAGAGCGACTCCTATTGCGATCCAAAATAGCGCCACGACGACGCCGATCAGCGGGCCGAAGGCTACGAACGCAGCGCCGGTCGATCCCGCAACGATGATCGCGATGGCCACAACAGTGGCGATGTAGATCGCGCTGAGGATTGTGTATCCCAAGTGCTTCATGCGCCGACCCTTCCTGCCTTGCGGAGGGCGTACTCGGCGTAGACCTTGCCGTTGACATCGGTCTTGATCGTCGAGGTGACCTTGTGGCCAGCCTTCTTGATTTCGAGGATGCGGGCCGCGAGGCGCTCGACGCCGAACAACTGACGGGCCACAAGCGGGGTAATCGAATTGCCGGCCAGGAGGTACTTGACGAGGCGGTCGCACTGGCTGCCCGACTGGAAGACGATGGTCTTGACCTTCGGGGTTGCCTTCTTGACAGCCTCGACGGGGTCGACCTTGACCAGCGTGAGGTCAGCGATCGGTACGAACTGGGTGTGCCCAAGGCTGGCCACCAAGACCGTGACATAGCCGTCTCTGCCGGCGTGGTCGATTGTACCCTGCTGGTTGGCAAAGCCGTGGTCATAGTAGAAGGCTGGATTGCTGCGCGCATCGAAGGCGCACATCTGGACCGTGTCGCCAAACTTGAAGGGGTTGACCAGCTCCAGGCTGGCGGCACGCGACCAGCGGCAGAAGTCGTACTTGGCGTGGCCGGCGCAATCGTGCCGCAGGCCCGTGCTGTTCTCGAACTCGACGGCCAGCGACTTGCCATTGGTGTGGACGTAAACGATGCGGCCATTGCCGTATTCGGGGTGGTCTTTGTGGCGGACGTGTGCGCCAGCAACGAAAGTGTTCATGTGATCTCTCGGATGTTGAGGTCGTAAAAACGAAAAGACCCCCACGGAGGGAACCGTGAGGGCCAGTTGGAGGTCAGCTTAAGTGGGTGGTATTCAGCCTGGGAGGCGGATGACCTGACCGAGCTTCAGCTTCGCCGGGTCGACGTGCGGGTTGACCTTGAGGATCGCCTCGACGGTCGTGCCGTACTTCTTCGCCAGACTGAAAATCGTGGGGGTGGCGCTGGTGATCTCGACTGCTCGGGCGTCCGGTTCAGCCGGCACATGTGAGGTCTCGAAGACACCAGTTTCGTTGATCCATTTGCGGGTATCGAACGAGGGGCAGTCCTTCTTCACGCCTGGGAAATCCCGGTGTCCCTGCACGGTGACGCCTGGATATTTGGAGCGGAGTTCGCGGAGCTTGATAGCGAGCGTGGCAAACTGGGCCGGGGTGAAGTTGTTCTCGGCCTTGCCTTTGGCATCAACACCGCCCACGAGGCAGATGCCGATTGAATTGGAGTTGTGGTTCTCGACGTGAGCGCCGACCACATTCTCGGGTCGACCGAGTTCCACCGTGCCATCACGGCGGATGACGAAGTGGTAGCCGATATCGATCCAGCCCTTCTCGCGATGCCATTGGCGGATTTCCTTCGCGCCGATGTCCATCTTGGGCTGCGTGGCCGAGCAATGCACGACGAGGTAGGAGGTCACCTTTCGAGGTGTGAACATGCTACTCATCGATCCATTCCTGGGGGATGATCTTCGCCGCGAACTTGAAGCCATGTTTCAGGCACCAGTCGGCGTAGGTTGTTTGTGAGCTCTTGGAGATGCGGGCTTTGGGGTTCGAGAAGACGAACCGGATGTCCAGCTCAGGGTGCTGCGTCTTGACCAACAGATGCTTCTGCCGGTCCTCGGTGACGAAGCGCCCCTTGGTCTCAATGAAGATACCGTTCGGGAGCTGGAAGTCTGGGGTGTATTTCGCCTTCCGCTCGGGCTTGACGTAAGGGATGACAACCTCCTCGTAACGCGGGTCAATGCCCTGCGCCCTTAGTTGGTCGCCCACCTTGTCCTCAAGACCGGAGCGGAAGCCTTCTCGAATACCCACCGCGCGCAGTCCTGCTGCGGATGTGCGGTAGGTCATGTGATCCTTAGAACGGGATGTCGTCGTCGATGGTCTTCGAGGAGTTGTCCTCGCCGCTCTCATCACCGAAACCGCTTTCGTTCTCTTCGGTCGCCGGCTCTTCGTATTCGTAGCCATCTTCGGCGCCGAAGCCGTAGCTCGATGCGGAGCGCTGACCACCCGAGACCAGCTCGATGATCTGGATAGCCTTCAGCTTCAGCTTGAGGCCGGCTGCGCCAGTGCCCGGGATGAAGTACGGCTGGCACTCGAACGAGACCTTCGCCTCGGTGCCTGACCAGATCTCGGGGACCTTGGTCATCGGCTTGCCCTTGGCGTCGAAGATCGCCGGCTTTGCCGACCACTTCGTCTTGTCCTTGCGCTCGCCGCTCGCCGCCATCGCGAACTTGAACTCGATGTAGCCGGTCGGCTGCTCGGTTTCCTGGTCGTAGAGGGTGGTGAAGAGGTCGTTCTCGGTGACCTTGCCGAGCTTCTTACGAGTCTCGATCTTCAGTTCCTTGAACTTGGCCGCAGCCTCCTCCATTGCGGCCTGATAATGCGGCATCAGGGCGGCGATGAAGGCCTTGGTTGCGGGTGCGTCAGCTTCGAGTACCTGCTTGGTAGAGTACTCGCCGTTCGGCTTCGGGTATTCCTTCGTGCCGTAGTCGACCTTGTCGATCTTCGGAAACTTCAGGGGGCCACGGGGGGAGATGAGCGACGGGTTCTTCTTGCGTTCTGCCATGTAGAAAGTCCTGCTGGAGGAAATGAAAAAGCCCCCTCACCGGCAAGGCGAAGGGGCTGGGGAATCATCCACGAGTGGATGTATTTGGTTAAAGCTTGGTCGTCTTGACCGGGGGGATCACCGGCTTCTCGCGGCTGGCCTCGAAGACTGCGCGGAAGACGTGGTAGGTACCGCCGACCTCACGAGCCAGACGCTCGGCCTCGACCCTGGCCGAGAAATCCGTGACGTGGACCTTCGGCTTGCTGCCGGGGACGTAGTTGGCACCTTCGAGGGCGACGACGAGGAAGCGGCCGGTGTCGATCTTGGCCAGCGGTTCGGGGGCCGATGCCGGGGCATCAGTGACCAGCTCGAAGTACTTCGGCATACGCCAGCCGGTCATGCCGTCGACCTTCAACTCCGTGAGAGAGCTGTTCAGCTCGGTCACCGTGAAGACGCTACCCTTGCTGCTGCCCTGAAGGCGGCGAACGCGATCACCGACCTTCAAGCCACCAACAGACGGGACCGGCTGTGCCACGAGGTAGTCGGAGTGGACCTTGATCAGGTTGTCGAACGGACCACCCGTGAAGTGGACCATGTACCATTCGTTGGTCAGTACTTCCTTGATCGAGCCCCTGCGGCCATCCATGCCACGGGCACCGTAGCCGACGATGGACTTGTAGGTGACCTTGTCACCTGCCTTAAACTTGGTCGGCTTGGCGACAGCGGCCGTCGCTTCGAGCGGGTAGGCCTCGATCAGCAGATCGCGGAGCTTCTTGGCCTCCTCCGGCGAGATCGTGAGGCTGCGAGCGGAGGTGATGAGGTTGATGTAGCTGTCCGCGTTCAGGGTCGCGAGGGTGATCTCGCCCACGCTGTTGCAGTTGTGTGCGGATGCAGCAACGGAGACTGTCTTGTGGAAATTCTTGTTAGCCATGATGTTTTTCTCTCAGATGTCGAGGGCTGATGATCAGCGGGTGGAGCGGACGTATTCGAGGAGGGTGATGGGCACCCATTCGAATTCCGATATTCGTTTGAAGTACTGGTGGACGTAGCCTCGGCCCGACCGAGTCGGGACCATGGTTCTGCCGAAAGCCCCCGCTCTCGGGGACTTGAAGGTGATCTTGCCGATGCGGGAGTGGGTCATCACTTGTTCCCCTGCGGGCAATTGCGGTCAGCCTGCCGCTCCAGTGTGGGCAGCGGATGCTGAGGCAGTTCGTGGTTGATAGAGTTACCGAGCTGGACGTAGGGCTTGTCCGAAACAGACACCTTGATGAACGCCCGCTTCCCGCTCTCGACGTTGAGCGACACCCGATGGATGTTCGTCTGATCGAGACGGTAGAGGTGGTTCACCTTGGCGTGTTCGAGCCGGTCGCCCTTGGAGCGCAGCAGATGGCGGGCCATCCAATCGAACTGTTTCATTGACGACCGGTGATCGGGCTCAGTTCCGAAGAGGGCATCGGTGATGAAGAACTCGGTCGGGTTTCGGTCGGCCCAGATGTAGTTCAGGTCATCCGTTAGGAAGCCATCCGAGTGCCAGCCAGGGCGATTGCCGGGGGCATCGGGGGTGACGTGCGTGATCTTGACCGAGAGGTAGACGTAGCTTTCGGTCCAGCGTCTGCCCTTTGGGTTGATCGTGTCGTCGTCGATCACATCGTCCATGACTGCATCGACAATACGCTCGTACTTCTTCAGGTTGGCCGGGAGCTTCGGCATGAACTGTCCCGGCATCTTGATGGGGAGGTAGAGCCAGAACATCATTTCCGATGTGTCCAGTTCCATGCAGCCCAGGTCGACTGGAGCCGCGCCGTAAATGGCTGGAGTGAGCTTGGCCATGTCGCCGCTCCTCAGATCGAGAGCTTGAAGTGGAAGCGACGGAGGGCAGCTACATCGTAGCCGTCTTCGCGCAGCTCCTGGCCGTGCTGGAAGGAGATTTCGCGACCCTGATTCCAGAGTTCGATGGCGCGACCGAGCGCGCTCTGAGCCTTTTGGGCGTCGGAGTTCTTCATGTGATGAGACCTGCTGTTTGAGCTATTTGCTTAAGGGGGTGGTAATCGGCTGAGGCCCTGTGTTCTGGGGCCGAGCCGTGGGTTTGCTTAAGTGGGGGGTAATCCCCCGAGAGGGATCACCAATGGCGACATTCAATTCACTCGTGCATGCATTTAGGCAAAGAAAAACGGGCTATCGAGAACCTGCTGGAGGTCCAAGTTTCCCTTCGCCGGGAGATCGGGAAGTTGCTCCCCGGTCTGCGCCTCCAGTTCCTCTTTGAACCGCGTCAACACATCCACCTGTGAGTACATTTGGACAAACTCCTCCCTTAGATACCGGGCCATTGCCCAGGCATTGCCTGCGTGGGTGCCGTAGCTGTCGTGGATCATCGAGAAGGAGGCGATCCCTTCCCGCCTGCAGCGCCCGATGGTCTTCATCAGGTGTGCTGCGTCGAGCGAGTGGACCCAGTTCGGGCTGATGCCAGACGCCTGCCGGCGACCGTCGATCTTCCCTACCCCGTGCTGGTACGTGAGGCGAATGCGCTGCGAGTTGAACGTGGTGTCCACCCGCTTCGTGTTCGGCACACGGTAGGCCTGCTGCACGAGGAAGCCTACAGGCGTGGTCCAGTTGATCGGAAGCTGCTCGTTCGAGGCAATCTTGGAGACGGCCTGCAGCCAGTCCATTGCCTGCCGAGCCTTGACGACCACCTCGCCCACGCTGTCCCAGATCAGACCACCCATGTACTGGGCTGCCTTGTAGCCATAGTCGACCGGCTTGCCATCGTCGCCCTGGCTGATGAATGGATAGCTCTCAGGCGAACCCGAGCGCCAGTCCTTGATGGTGTCCTCGTCGACTTGTGACACGAAGCCAAAGCGGCGTGCCCCGTAGGCAAGCGTCATGACCGGCCGCTTGGTGACCTTGCGGCCCATCTTGGGCAGCCAGCCGTTGGCCATGTCGGCCACCGAGCAGACAACCTTCTCGAACTCCACTCCATCGTCGGTCTTGCCCTTGATGGTGACCAGTTCGGCGCTTTCGAGATCGCGGACGAGCTGCTCGCAGACGATTTCGCAGACCTTCTGGTAGATGTCCTGCGGCTCATCGGCGGGGATGAGGTTGACCGCAGCGCCACCGACCTCGTCGAGCAGCATCGCGGAGAAGTTCTGCAGGCCGTTGCAGGTGCCGTCCATCTGGACCGGAAGGCTGGACAGATAGCCATAACCCTCTTCCTTGAAGGCTGCCCACTCGAAGCAGAACGCAAGGAACTGCCACTTCTTCTCGCCCTTGTCGGCACCCATCCAGAATCGGTTGTCGTAGGGGTTCTGGGCAGAGGCGATGATCTCGGCCTCATGCTCAACCACCCACTGCACGCGCTCTTCAAGGCTGACCTTGTCGTAGCCCCAGCAGCCCGCGCCGTGGATGGCCAGCCACTCGGCAGCTTCCTCGTCGTGGATCGGCACGGCGTTGGCAAAGGTGAGCAGGCCGCGCTGCAGATCGTTACCCTGAGGGGTCAGATACAGGGGCAGCGGGTAGGCCCGACCACGCCAGTCGAGGGTGTGGGGGTAGAAGAACGCCTCCTCATCCTTGAACTTCTCGGCAACCCCGAGGGTACGCAGGAAGCTGGCCCGACGACCTGAGATCGCGGCGTTCTCGACGTGCGTCCGATGGGTCTCGGCCTTCCACGCCTTGAACTCTTCAAGCTGCTCCTCAGTCATGTCCTCGGTCGACATCCTCTCCTTGCCTTCCGGCAGCCAGTGAGGACGCAGAGGCATGGGCAGCTTGTCAGCCTGAGGCAGGCCAGCCACGCCAGCGCCGGTCTCGTAGAGGGTGCGGATGACATCCAGCACCTGGGTGTTGATTGCCCAGGCGGTGTCCTGCAGAGCGTTGATCGCCTCGTAAACCTGCGACAGGTCTCGGTTGGCCAGCTCTTCGAGGTACTGCTGATTATGGGTCTTGACCAGCTTCAGGCGGCGGAAGGCCGTGAAGTAACCGCCATCGAAAGGCGAGGTCCACGGCTTAGGAGGGACGATGGTCGGCATGTAGATCGGGAAGAGGTGTTCGAGCCTGCTGTTCTCGGTCTCCATCCACTTCAGCGTGGCCTCGTTGGCGACGAGCAGTTCGAGGGTACCGAAGCGGGCCGATTGGACCACCTCACGCTCGATCAGGCCGGTGGACTGGATGAACAGGTCGACCAGCTTGAGGCCGACGAGGATGCGATCCTTCTCGCTCCACTCTTCCAGCTCGACGCCGAGCAGACGTGCGGGGTACAGCAGGTGCGACCACTTGCGGCGATCGAGGCTCTCCTTCTGCGCCTTCTTGAGGAACTTCTTGTGAGCCTTCGGCATCTCCTCTTCGAACTTGCGGCTGTTGAACTCGTTCTCCAGCATCGAGCCGATGGCGAGTGAGGTCTTCGTGAGGTTCGACTTGCGGGTCACCTCGTCGAGGATCACGCGGGCCGTGATGTTGGCGACCGTGTCGACATCGAGCTTCTCGATGAAGACCACTGCCGTGTGTCGTCGACCGGCGGCGCCGCTCTTAGCCTCGGTCAGAAACTCATTGATGGCTGCTACCACCTTCTCGTGAGCTTCGACGACCAGACGGTTCACCGCCATGGTGTCGCTCATTGCCCCCTTAACGGATGCCTTATCGACGTTCTTTCGGAACCTATCGATACCGGAGGTTCTCATCTCCTGTTCCAGCTCGAGCTGACGTTCAAAGAGGGGGTTATCAAGGATGGATTGTTCGAAGGTCATTCTGTGGTCCTCGTCTTTGCGTGGGCCAAAGGCTCCCTATCGGTCCCCTTCTAGGGGCCGCTCTCGGGGCTTTGCTTAAGTGGGGGGTAATCGCTGTGAGCACGGCTGCCGAGGGGCCGACTGCGGCTCCCTAAGTGGGTGGCAATTCTCCCCGCCATGACACACGAATGTGGCATGCAATCACAGGTGAATTGATAAGTAATCACCAGTGGATACATTTTAATTGAAAGAAAGCCCCAGTTTCCCGGGGCTAACTTACTATATGAAGGGGGAAGTATTTACGGGTGACTATGATGTAGAGGCACAACCTAAATCTGGCGTGTCTACCAATTTCACCATA